CTAACCCGCCTTCAGTTGATTCATCAGCGCCTCAAGCCGCTCCGGTGGGAGCTCACGCATTTGCTCGACCAAGTGTTGGTCGAGCTTGTTTGCGGCGGGGCGCAGGCCATGGGAGTAACTCAGTTGCATCACGAAGCTGTGACCACACTGGGCGGTCCGGCAGGTGCAATAAAGGCGAGTGAAATCACAACTCAGCCGATTTGTGCTGGTAATGATGGCTTTTCCGTTGCACTCGCGGCACTGGATCTTCATGTCTGACTCCCTGTCTTCACGGTCGAAAAATCTCCCTCAGTATTCACCAGAAAATTGCGCGACGCTGCACTTGTAGCCTGCGAATCTGTGACTGAACGCAACAGCCTGCTCATCGGGGTGAGCCAGTACAACAAGCTCATCTGATCGCGTGATTACACTTGATAAATTTCCGATAGCGTCCGTTTTTCCACACGTTAAAAGCAAATCGGAACGCTGCCATTTGTCTTGGAGCAACAAGGGTTTTTAAGGTGGTCACACCTGAACAAATCTGGATCGTCCGATGGAACAGCTACGCACTCTCTCCAATTACCTGCTCGACAGCGAGCTGTTTGCCCCCGACCAACTGTCGACACGCGCCGAGCAGGTAACCCTCCAGCTGAACTGGAAACCCGACGTCGAAGGTTTGTGCATGGGCACTCTCGAATACCGGGGCATTCTGGAGTTTTACCGCACAACTATTGCACCGATACGGCTAATGGCGCTGGTGGGGACCTGGCTCCAACGAAATGCCCCCGGCGATGAATCTCACAGGCTCGTGCTGCCCGATTGCAGCGTCTCGCCTCACGTGGACCAGCGCCACCACCTGCGACTCTTTGTGGATTTCACGGAGTCCATCTGGCTCAGCGAACAACCTGATGGTGAATTCGAAGCCTTCCAGAAACGCTGGTCATTCATGCCCAGCGACCTCTGGATAGCCCAGCGAAGCGACGTCCGGAACCGGCCTGATCCCCAACCATAACCATCCTCTCACCTACTCTCCGATTGCGAGGCCTCACCATGGCTCAAGGTAATGTCAGCGTTAACAATCTCAACCTGGGCCAAGGCCCAGTAGTCGAGATCGAACGCTTCTTTTTGTTCATCGGTCCTGCTGCTCACAACATCGGCAAGCTGATTGCGCTCAATACTCAATCCAATCTGGACAGCCTGCTAGGTGCTGCCGACAGTGACCTTAAATGGCAAGTACAGGCAGCTCGAGCCAATGGCGGGCCACGCTGGGCTTGCCTGGTGCTGCCGCTTGCGGCAGACGACACTTGGCAGGACGCGCTAGCCTTGGCCGAACAGGAAAGCATCTCCGTTGAAGCGGTGGTGATCACCAAACCTGTCACCACCGGCGACGAGCTAAACGCCATGCAGGCAGCCAGCCTCCTGCAAAGTAATCGCTATGGCCGACGCCTGTTCATCATGGCGGCTACCCCCGGCATCAATCAGGCCCAGGACTGGAACGAGTACCTTGCAGCGCAGCGCGCTATTACCCGTGACGTCACCGCCGGTAGAGTCCTGGCCGTACCACAACTGCACGGCAACGATTTGGGTGTGCTTGCCGGACGACTTGCCAATGCGCAATCCAGCGTGGCGGACAGCCCCATGCGTGTCGCCAGTGGCCCTCTGGTAGGGCTCGGTAAATCGCCTCGGGACACTGGCGGCGTGGTGCTGTCAGGCGCAACGCTGGCGGAGCTGGACAAAGCACGCCTTTCAGTGCCCCAAGCCTACCCTGACTATCCAGGTTTTTACTGGGGCGACGCCAATTTACTCGACGCCCCTGGCAGCGACTTTACCGTGATAGAAAACCTGCGAATTATCGACAAGGCAGCACGCCGCATTCGCCTGCTGCTGATCCAGCGGGTAGCCGATCGCAAGGTCAACAACACTCCCAATAGCATGGCTGCGACCAAAACCGCGCTGATGCGCCCCTTACGCGACATGGCGCGCTCCGCCACCTTTGGCGGAGTGCCCTACCCAGGCGATATCCAGTCACCACGCGACGATGACATCACCCTGGTGTGGAAAAACCGTACCACCATCGAAGCCTACTTGCGCGTACGCCCCTATAACTGCCCCAAGCACCTGACGGCGAATATCGCCCTGGACCTTTCCCTGGATGAGGAATAAACCATGGCCCGTATCAGTGGCATGAACTTCGATGTGAACCTTGGCGACCTGCAGGTGCACATACAGAAAGCGACGCTGGACATTACCGACAACAGTGCCGTTGGCCAGACACGTGGCCTGCCGGATGGCCATATTGATGGCGACGTGGCCGCCAGTGGCGAGTTCGAGTTCGATAGCAGCAACTTCTCCCTGCTGATCCAGGCAGCGGGCCGTGCAGGTGCGTTTCGCAACTTGGCGCCTTTCGACATCCTGTTTTTCGCACGCACCGGCGATGAGGAACTGCGGGTAGAGGCGTTCGGCTGCCGACTGAAAATTTCAAGTCTGCTGGATATCGATCCAAAGGGCGGCAACAAGACCACTCACAAAGTGCCCTTCGACGTCACCAGCCCAGACTTCATTCGTATCAATGGTGTGCCCTACCTGGATGCGAGCGAGATCGACGGGCTGAACTGATAAACACCTTATTCATTCGGGCCGAGCCTCTCGGCCCAGTCACTACTCGAAAGGAAGCGTACAAATGACTGATCGTCGCGATATCACCCTGCAAATCGGCGAAAGCGAATTTACCTTTGGCTTGGCGCCGCAGGACGTGACCAAGTACTTCAACGCCGTGACCCCAACCAACAAGGTCGCGCCGTCGAACAACTTGCTGACCACAACCGTCAGGGCTGAACAACTGGCTGACCTGCGCCCACTGCTGGGCAATCCGGTACTCACCCTACAGATCGCAGGCGCGCTGCTGGAAGATTATTCGCCGGACATTGAAGTCATTGTAAAAAAGCCCTCGGTCGCGCCGAACGCCTGAACGACGACGGGCTAGGCCAGTTGCTCGCGTTAAGCGAGCGCTGGCTGCCGGGCGCTGAACCCAACTGGGAGAAATTGGGGACGGCTAAGTGGTTGGAGGATGAATATTGGCGGCGGATGGAGATTGCGGTGGCTAATGGGATTGCTAAGGCGCTTGGAGGGTAGATATGTCGACAGCATCCTTTACGGCGTTCCCCGACCAGGTCCCCGTCATTGACTCAACTGAAACATACTGATTTTTTAATGGATCCACATATCGACCAGATATTGAAAAAACCATTTCGCTATCAGTCCTCTTCAGCACCTTAAACCTAACATCTCCAAATGGCTCATACACACTTCTTTCATCACCAAAAACAATACTGACAAGAGAGACAAAATGATCATTCATCCAATTGCCGCTATTTTCATAACCTTCCAAGACCACTGCAGGCGGCATCATAAAAATCAGCGTAACCACAGCACCATCATCCATATAGCCGAGAAAACCGACGACTGCCTTATCGGAGCCACCCAGATCGTCTTTCTGAATCCCAAATATAATATTTGAGACTTGACTCACCCCTATTACCTTGTCCACCTTCCCACACCCGACAAAGGTCACCAACAACATCAACAACACAACTTGAGCAATTTTCCCAACCATACACACCTCGAAATAGGGGTAAGCAATCCGCTACTGAAAGGCAAGGGTAACCGAGAAAACAGGACATGATAAGCAGCCAGCTCCTCCTACTAAACAAAATAGGGTTTTCATACAGATCCGTCAGAAAAGTCCCACATATAAAATAGAATAGGCCCACTTCATGAGCACTGCAACGAAAAACGCCACTACAGAAATTAAAGCACCACCACCCAAGCCTAAAAAGAGCCTCCAACAAGCAGTTCAGGTTTCGGAAAAGCTTAGCAGCACGTTTTTTACGCAAATTTCTCAAGCCAACAAAATCATTGACACAACAGGAAAGACGCCAACCGCAATAGAAAGGACAATGGAAACTCAAAAGCTTCTACAACCCAAAAAAGCACATGGAATGCTAAGTGCCGATGCTGAGCAACTGGAAAAACGGAGCATTGACCACTCGATGCAGTTCGGAGAAGGTCCAGACCAAGTCTTCAAAGCATTTGATGAGAACAAGACCCGTCTCGCAACATGGGGAGACGATGTTCTCATCAAGGTGGCTACTATCAATGCTACGCTCAGCAAGGCCCTTGGTACCCAACAGGCGATAATAGCTGATTATTTTGAATCGCTTTTAAAATTATTTTCCGATAGCGAACAAAAAATGGGGGAAATAACATTTCTTGAAACTTTCGCCGGCCGCACCGCACTTTTAACCAAAAACTTCAATACTGCCCCCGAAAAATTCCAGAAAAACCTGGAGATAGCTGCCCCTGCCGCTGCCGCCGCTAATGTCGCGCCTTCCGAAGCAATGACAGTTATGGCGCTCGGCTCGTCTCAGATGCCTGACACTACCGCCGGAACAGCCTATGCATCAATAACGTCCAACGCCGACGCTGCGGGCAGGGCCTTAGGGCTGGACTTCAGTGACGGTCAGGGCGGCGTGGGGAAAATGACCTCTCTACTCGACGCACTGAAATCGAAGTATGGCGAAGTCCTGGACAGCGCAGAAAAAGATCAATTGAGCCAAGTCTTCGGCAGCGAAAAAGCGGCAAACCTCCTCGAGTTGCTGTTCAACCAATCTGAAAAATTCAAGACCGTACTAACCCAAATCGAACAAGTCACCGGTTTGGAACCTGCAATCAGCATGGCGCAGGACATGGTTGACCCTTGGTCAAAGATAGAACATTCCATCAAAGCAGTCTGGTTGAGCCTGGGAGTGTATCTGGCCCCCCAACTCGCCATCGTCGCCGATGGCGTTGCAGCTTTGGCCAATATCGTAAAAACCGTGCTGGACCGTTTCCCCCTCCTTGGCAAATCAATTGTCTTCACGGCCCTTGCCATTACAGGGCTCTCCATTGCCATGGTTGTTCTAAAAGCAATTATCGTCACGTTGATCGGCATCCAGGCTCTATGGGCGGCCACATTAAAACTCGTTAACAGCCAAACGCTGATCAACTATTACACCACCTTGAAAACCAATGCCGTCAGGGCGATGGGAATTGTCATCACAACGGCATCGGCGGCCGCTCAGCTCGTCTGTAGCGCAGCCGCCTGGCTACTAAACACTGCGCTGAGCGCGAATCCGATCATGCTGGTCGTCAGGGGCGTAATGTTATGCGTCGCTATCATTGGCCCGCTCATTTACTACTGGGATGCACTGGTTGCTGCACTCCGCGAGACAGAGGCCTTCCAGACCGTCGTCGAATGGTTTGAAAAGATCTCCACATGGTTCAACTCCATGGGCGGCTGGTCGGGATTGGCCAGTGCTGCCTGGGACAGCATTGTTGGGGTATTCAACACATCCCTTAATGCGCTGATCGACCTGCTCAACAGTATCCCCGGCGTCAATATCGAAACCCGCTTCGGCGAAGTGCCTTCCCCTCCCGGGCAGGAACAAATGGCTGCAGCCAACCGCGCCCACGCGACTATCGCCGCCGCCACGCCCAGCCTTCTGACCAGCGCCGATGCCAACAAGGTCCCGCCTGGCGGGCTGATGAACAGCTTCCAGAACACTACACAGCAAAACCGCGGCACCCACGTAGAAAAGGTCGAAATCCATACGGGCAAACCCATGACCAGCCATGACCTTCAGGGGCTGCTGGAGATGGCAGGATGAACACTTGTATCGACTTGCTGATAGCCAACAACGACCTGGTGCTGGACCCCTCTCATCAACCGCGGTTGGTGGATGATCTCGCCAGCATTGCCCAGGACATCGCCCATCTGATCCGCGACAGCGGGCTGCTGGTGGAGCTGGTGGCGGAGCGCGACCGCCTGCGCCAGCGCGATTGCCTGCAACGTATCGAACTGCTGGTGGAGGAGGACCATCGACTGGTTCCCGGAACCGTGCGCATCACCCGCCACCGCCCCGGGCAATTTCAGGTAACAGCCAAGACCGTGCGCTTTGGCGCCCTGGAGGTGGTGCTGTGAGCGATATCAACTTCAAGCAGGCCCTACGCGATGCGGGCATCCCTACCCAGGAAGCAGAATTGCGCCAGGCATGGGAAGCAGAGGTCACTCGACAAGGCAGCCCATTGAGCAATACCGGCGCCTACTCGCCGTTCTGGCGAATCATCAGCGCACTGATAACCCGGCCGACGTTGTGGCTTTTTACATTCATGAGCGACACCGTACTGCCCAATTTTTTCGTCAAGACCGCACGTGGGCCTTGGCTGGACAGCCTGGCCTGGGCTGTGAATACCCAACGCAAAGCCGCCACCCGGGCTCTGGGCATTCTTGTTTTCACCCGCGCCTCTGCTGCCGGATCGCTGGAAGTTCCCGCTGGTACCCGCGTGCAGTCACCGGCCATCAACGGGCATGTCTACGAACTAACGACTGTGGACGTTGCCTGGTTCAAAGACGGAGAAACGCAACTGAGCATCGCCGTGAACGCCGTCGAGTCGGGTAGCGGCTACAATCTTGCGCCTGGTTACTATGCCATCTTGCCCGTGCCAGTCACGGGCATCGTTTCAGTCGTCAACCCGGATCGCTGGCTGACCCAGCCGGGCGCCGATCCCGAACCTGATGAAGCATTGCGGCTGCGGGCGCGCAACCAGTTTGCAGCGGTCAACCAATGGCATACGGACGCCGTCTACCGCGCCATGATCGCCTCGTTTCCCGGGGTTCGTCCCGACGGGGTGTACTTCCAGCACGGCGCACCGCGCGGCCCAGGCACCGCCAACGCATTCGTCCTGTTCGAAGCCGATGCGCCGGCCAATGATTACCTGACGCTCATCAATCGCCACATCCGCGACGAAGGTCACCACGGGCACGGTGATGACCTGTTGGTGATGGCCATGCCGGAGACTCAGCACGCTCTATCGATGGAGCTGTGGCTCAAACCCCACCTGGACCGCGTGGAGCGCCAGCACGCTCAAGCGCAGATCGAATTGTTTATCCGAGCAGCGTTCCGCGAAAGCTCCCCAAAAGACTACCAGCCCACTCTCACCCTCCCGCAGTCGCGGTTCTCGTTTAGTCGCCTGGGAGAAGAACTGCATGAGCAATTTCCTCAGATCGAGTCACTGAGGTTCGCCAACGCCGACATTGTCAGCGAGCTGGAGATTGCCCGCCTGACGCAACTGGAGGTGACCCTGAATGATTAAGCTCAGCCTGCCCTTCTGGCTCGGCGGCCCCCAGTTGGCGCGCTTGCAAGCCGCCGCCCAGTCATGGTGGGCCCATGTCGAAATCTGGTGCAGTTGGCCCTTGCTGCAGGCGGACGCCGAAACCTGCCATCCCGCTCTATTGGACCTACTGGCCTGGCAACGAGATATCACGCGCTACCGCAGTGAGCCCGATGGTCTTTATCGCCGAAGGGTCAAACACGCCTTTATCAACGCTGTAGATGCAGGCTCCGGCGCAGGCCTGAAACGCATCCTGCATCGACTGGGCGTTGGCTACGTGGAAATTGAGGAGCGGATGCCCGATCGCGACTGGGACGTGGTGCTGCTCAAGCTTAGTGACTCGCAGCTGTCCGACAGCCCGGAACTGCTCCGTGTGATCACCCAACAGTACGGGCGCACCTGCCGACGTTACGACTTCGTCACTCACACACGGGTTGCGCTGCATATCGCTGCCCTGGATTTCAACGACGATCAGCAGACGCTGATTGCCCGTCTTTAGGAGTCAAGCATGGCCGTCATCACCACCGCCGGCGAACACCTGATCGCCGCAAAACTGGCAGCCCGACAGACGCTGCTGATCGAGCGTTTTATCATTGCACAGGTACCGGACCTGGATATCGGCGCACCGGTCGACCGCAACGCCACCCGCCCAGCCAACGAACAAATCGTGCATACCGCAAATATCACGCAAGCGGGCTTCGTCAACCCCAACCAAGTGGTCTACAGCGTGATGCTGGGCAGCGACGTCGGCGACTTCGACTGGAACTGGATTGGCCTTGAAAGCAGCGAGGGCGTGCTGATCAGCGTGGCCTACGTGCCATTGCAGCAGAAGCGCAAACACATCCCTCCCCACCAGGTTGGCAATAACGTGACACGCAACTTCATGTTGCTGTTTGACGGCGCGCAGGCATTGACCGAAGTCAACATCGACGCCAGTACGTGGCAGCATGATTTCACCCTGCGCTTGCGAGGTATTGACGCGCGTGAACAGCGTGCCAACGCCGATCTGTTTGGCGACGCCGTTTTTTACCGTGACGGATTCGGGCTGGAATCAAGAGACACAGGATTGGAATTGCTGCCCGGCCTTGCGTATGTGAACGGTATCCGTCTGCAAGCCCTGAAACCGCTTCAGGTAACCCCACCCACGTACCCCACCACACTGTGGCTGGACGTCAGCTTGTGGCCCGAACTTAATGACGTCGTTGCACGCTGGGTACCGCTGTGGGGCGCTGACGTAGACGCAACCCACACGGACAGCGCGGGGATACGCCATGATCGAATCAGAATCGCCGACCTGCCGGATGCCTCGACCATCGAAGACCGACGACGCGTGCTGCCTGCTGATAGCGCACTCGTTGACTACCTGGCCGCCCGCGTAGGCGACTACCCGCAACTGCGGGCCAGGGCCACGACCAAAGCCGATGTAGGGCTATCCCAGTTACCCAATGCCAAAAGTGATGACCCGGAAAGCAACAGCAGCGAGATCCTGGCCACCACGGCAGCCCTGGCGACGCTTCATACCAACATCAGTGATGGGCTGGTCGGCATGGTGGCGCCATTTGCGATGAATGCGACACCACTTGGCTGGCTCAAATGCAATGGCACGCAAGTCTCGCGCACCAAGTTTGCCAAATTGTTTGCAGCCATTGGTACGGCCTATGGGGCGGGGGATGGGGCAAGCACGTTCAATCTGCCGGATCTGCGCGGCAGGTTTGTGCGTGGCTGGAATGATGGCGCCGCGTTGGACCCTGGACGTGAGATAGGTAGCGTCCAGGATTGGCAGAATGGCTCACACATCCATGAAGCGTCTGCAGCAGCCGCAGGTCATCACGCCCACAATGCCGGCAGTCATGCCGCAGGCGCACACACCCACCCCGCTGGTACCCACCCTGCAGGTCAACACGGCCATAGTGCACACACAGGGATCGCCGGCGAGCATTCCCACGCTCTTTCAAGGCAGATTTTTTTAGCGGCGGGGGGAAACCTAGCGACTCCCTTGGAGTTTGGGTTACCTGGTCGAAATGCCGACAACCTTGAGATTTCCATTAATACCGCAGGTAATCACGCCCACGCCGTCGGTGTTCAGCCCTCAGGCGAGCATAGTCATGGAGTAGTCGTTCACGGGAGTGGAGAACACGCACACAAAATCGACGTGCAAGGTGCAGGGCATCATGGCCATAACATCAGCATCGCATCCTCAGGCGGCACCGAATCCCGCCCCGCCAACACCGCCCTCCTCTATTGCATCAAATTCTGAGGCCACGCCATGAAGACCAAGACCGTCTACCAGACCAACCACTTGGGCCTCTACGTCGGCCCTGCCCAGGCAGAAGAATCCCCCTTGGAACCTGGCGTATTTCTGATCCCGGCCGGTTGCGTCGAAACACCGCCCCCCACAGCCCCCGAATTCAAGGTCGCCTGTTGGATGAACAGGGAATGGCAATTGCTCGACTACTTCGGCGGTTTGATTGTTTATAACATCCACACTGCCGAACCTATGACCATCGAGCAGCTTGGCCCGCTCCCCAACGGCTATACCCTGAAAAAGCCAGCCCCCCATCAGTTATGGAAAAACGGCCAATGGGTAGATGACCTACACGCTGTGCTCGCCTCACTGCACAGCGCCAAATTGAAGGACTTCCAGCAGCGCCACGACGCGCACATCGATGCAGGCCTGACTTCGTCCGCCCTCGGTGCCCCCCACCTTTACCGCATCAACGCACAAACACAACTGCACCTGTTCGGGCTTGTATTAACCGGAATGGACGCCGACTTTCCGTGCCAGGCCGATCAGCGGGAACTGTCTTTTCACCCCCACACCAACGAACAACTGGCGCAGGTGGCCAAGGATCTGATCCTGCTCAAGCAAGGAGCCGACCTTCGGTTGGATAACCTGACCAGGGCCGCCACAGCAGCCGTGACAGCTCAGGACCTGGAAGGCCTGCGCGCCCTTGATTGGAGCACACCCACATGACCTGGATCCCGATAAGCCCGCAATGGCCGGAAAAAACCTGCCGGTGGGCCAGCGACATTGTGCTGAAAACCCAAGACCGCGAGGCAACGTTGGCGTTTGGTCGCACAACACTGATGCAGCAATTCGACCAGCGACTGTCCTGCATGGCGCTTACCCCGTACCAACCCTCAGTAGGCCAAGGTCAGGGCCAGCAACGGTTTTTATCAGCCAACAACCTGCTTGATCAGCTAGGTAGCCAGCTTTTGAACTTACCCCCCGTGCAGAACGACAATCACGCGCTCGTCATCCTGTGCTTGGCGGCCACCCCAAGCGAGCTCGCCAAGGTACTGGGCCGCCTGAACACGTTGCTTCCCGTTCCTGAACTGCAACGGTGCGAGCGCCGGGCCCGGGCGCTTTCCACACTGGAAACTGAAAAATGGCACAAGCCCGTTGCAGCCAGCCTGCCGCAATGGGACGGCCTGGCCATGCAGACCCTGCCAATTCCCCGCAATGCCCGCCAGGTCCTTGAGGCTCGACTCAATGCAGCGACCACCGCTGCACCGAGACCAGTATCCGAAGCGCTCAAGCAATTGGCAGAGCGCAAGCTGGTACACCAAAACGGTCGGGCTCCCCGTCTGCCCAACATCGAAGCAATGCAGACCGAGGACTTGAACCTGCGCGTGCGCCGAATTGGGCCTGGCGACCCACGGGAATTGCGACGCCAATTACTCGACGGCGCCGCTCCTGGCCATGAATGGATCATGTGTGCAGGTGTGATGATGGTCGGCGACACACAGGCGCTGTCGTTCGTCAGCGAATTGGTGGGCTTATGACCCTGCTGCTCGATGGTTACAAAGTTCAAGGCAAGGCCCTGCGTGTAAGCGCCAACCTGCGCATCGAAAGTGAAGACCTGTCAGGCCAGACCAGCCAGACCGGACGCGCGCACAAAGGGTTCAAGCCCAAGACCCTCACCGTGTCACTGATACTGCCGTACCGGGACCGAAACCGCCTGACTGAGTTGATTGCCCTTGCCGAGGCCACTGCGGCTGATGGCCAATTGAAGACGTACCGCCTGGTCAACGACAGCGCAGAAGCCTTCGGCATACGCCAAGTGCAGTTCAGCGATAACCTGAGCATTCGTGAGGACGACAACCTACATGCCTGGCAAGTGCAGTTTGGGTTGATCGAACAGTACTCCAACGCTGAACGTGTGGAATTGCGTCGTACACCGCAGGCACAGAATAAGGAGGCTGCGCTGACAGCGGTACTTACCCAGTTGCAGGATTCGGCAGGAGCAGCCCCATGAAGCTGCACAAGCGTCTATGGATTGATCATCAGGAGGTTCGACTGGTGCAGGAGGAAGTCCGGCTGGAATTGAACAACCCGGGAAAAGCCCTCTTTACCGTGCATGCCCGGCAGCCCTTGCAAGGTCTTGTACGCCTGGAGGTCGGCTACAACGATGGACCACTGGTTCGCCACTTCTCTGGCCAGGTGGAACACTGCATCACCGTTAACGACCACCAACAACGGGTGTACTGCCGCGAATATACCCAAGCGCTGCAAGCTGCGATGCCTTTGGCACTGCGCCATGTGGATCTGGGCCAGGTGCTGGCCGAAATGAGCCAGTTGAGCGGGCTGACGATATATGCGCCGGATGCGACTTACTCCAAGCGACGGGTCCCCTACTTTTATTCGTTGGGTAATGGCCTGCAGGCCGTGGACAGTATTCGCCAGGTATTCGCGATTGATGACTTCGTCTGGCAGCAGGAAAGCGATGACCGAGTATTCGTAGGCGCCTGGGCGGATAGCCAATGGGGCAATCGTAATGCTCTGACGCTGCCACCCGAACTGTTCGAGTCTCATCACGGCAACCAGAGTGCACAGATCGCCGTCATGCCGGGCCTGCGACCTGGCGCCTCTTTCAACTTCGCCCAGCGGATCGTCTCGATCACGCTCAGCGACAGCAAAATGGCCTTGAGATGGAAGACACCGTAAACCGCATCGTCGAACGCCGCTTTCCCGAGTTGGTCAGTGGCTTTCACTTACCCCGCTTTGCACGAGTCACCGCCATAGCAGATCCCCCGACACTCACGGGGATATGTGATGACTTTCGGCCTCGTTACGCCGTCGACGTGCAAGTGTTGAATGCCAATGGCGAACCAGACGCACAACTGCCTATCCTCCCGGGGGTACCGCTACCAGTGATGGCCGGCGGCAATGAACAAGGCCTATTCGGGTTCCCGGAAGAAGGTACCGTAGTCGTGATCTGCTTTGCCTACGGCCTTCCAAACAAGCCGTTTATTTTGCAGATCCTCCCCCATGACCTCACGTTGCCGCCAGTACCCAGAGGTGATCAGCTCTGGCAGCACAGCGAACAAGTCAAGCAGCGAGCCGACGCCGCAGGCAACTGGTCTAGAGAAACCAACGCCGCGATTCGTGACTACAGCATCGACCGGCACGTATCCGCCATCGATAACAAGGAGGAGTATCAAAACAGTGAACAACAGATAGACGGTAACAGCCGCGAGCAGGTAGGGGCGACAAAGACAATTGAAGCGTTCGGCGGACTTGAGTTGTTGAGCGGTGGCGTCACTAGCCTTCACAGTTTAGGGAATCTGCAACTGGGGACGGAAGGCGCATGCGAGCAATACATTGCACAGACACATGAGTGCACCACAGGTGGTGACTTGAACGAGCGTATTCACGGCATGCGCAACAGCATAGCCGGGTTATCACAGAAACTTCAGGCTCCCAGGACCTGGATTGGCTCTGAAGATGTGAATGTACTGCAGATACTCACAGACCTTATCAGTCTGGTTGAGCAGATGAACAGTCAACTCACCACACACGCCCACGGCATACAACAACCCCCTGAGAACGCCAGCGATTTCGAGAGCAATGCCCAGCGTGCAGCCCAATTGAACGGCCTTATAAAAAGCATTACAGCCTGACACGCACCGAAGACACAGAGTCTGATAGAGCGAAAACTGTCAGACTCGCCTTACACCAAACGCGGACCTAGCCGACATCAAGACTCAGATGGCATCGTTAAGATAGTGCCCCTTCGATCCTGACCGGCGCTGCATTCAAAGGCGACGTCAGCCATTCACCCCCGTGAGACCTTTCGATGGACCACCTTTGGGCAGCCTGGCAAATAGATCATGACAGTAAAGATCTAGATCTGAAACTTAAGCAAACACTGGCGGTATCTGCCAGAAAACACGATGAGAAAGTCACAAAAAGAGAGCGGCTGCTCCTTCCTGAATTACTGGCCATAAACGAAATGCCACTGACGTATTGTTCTGGATATTTCAGTGACAAACGCAACTGGCTTATGGCCGTCACCAACCGGCGAATCATCCTGCTTTTTTGCAGCTTTTTCGGTAGAACCACTCAGCTGAGTATTGACTTGTCGAAGATAAAATCTCTATCAGGACAAACCGGCATCGTTTATGGCTCAGTTACCATCACCTACAGTGGAGCTCAATCGGTAGACCTGAACTTCTCTACGCTAAAATCCAACGTTAACGGTTTCATCAAGGCTGTTACCCAGGCCATGCACCATCTGACCGCTACCCATGAGCCGCAAAGTGCCGATACAGTCTTGCCGAGTTAG